ATTGCGAAGCCGTATCGTAGCGCCCAAGTCTTAGAGGCTGTCCGTTCGTTCGAATGAACGCTCTGCCTTGAAACTGCGCAGACAACATGTCCGCTTTGGGTCATTAGCGGACTCATGCACTGCAACAACGCATGTCCGCTTTACCCCCGAAAGCGGACATCAGCCTAAGAATGACAATAGCAATCGGTCGTTCCATAACGCCTCAATAGGCGAATCTTGACGCGCGCATGGTAGTACCGATACTACCGAAGCGCCGCGGGTCATGAATTCATTGGTGCGGGACGTTCACGATGTGCGCGACAGCGACTGGCTGAAAGTTTCGTTCGCCGCGAGCTTCGTTTTTTCGCGAGCCAGTGGGAATTACTTGACATCCACGCGCAATCCGACCGCGGTCTTTTGTTACTTAGCCAATAAATTGGTATATATATAGGGACCCCGCACAATTTGCGCCGTCCCTGACACCAGCGGCACGCCGTTGAGGCGTGAACGATGAAACTTGTCCAAATGCCGAGCTTTGGCATTTGGACGGTTTTATCGTTCGCCTCATTGGATTTGCCGCGGCTCCATTCATCAGAACGAGGCGCGTGAACAGCTATGCTGACCACCAGAACAACAAATGACGACGGCGCCGGCCCACTCTCGGTTGAATATCTGCCCCCGCAGGCTCTCCAGCCATATCCAAACAATGCCCGTGGGCATTCAAAGCGGCAATTGACCAAACTCGCCGCAAGCATTGCCGAGTTTGGCTTTGTTGTGCCCGTGTTAATTGATGGCGGAAATGGTCTCATCGCCGGCCACGCGCGGGTGGAGGCCGCTACCAGTCTCGGTCTCGACGCCATCCCCTGCATTCGGATCGAACATCTCAGCGAGGCCCAGAAGCGGGCCTTTATCCTCGCCGACAACCGGCTCACCGAATTGGCAAACTGGGATCCCAAGCTTTTAGCTAGCGAATTGCGGTTTCTCACAGACCTGGAGTTCGACGTCGAACCTACCGGGTTCGAAACTGCCGAAATCGACCTGATCATCGATGAGGTTGATAACCCCTCAAAGCCGGATTTGGCGGATCAGGCACCGGTCCCGCTCACCAATATGCCAGCGGTTAGCGGCGTCGGCGATCTTTGGTTATTGGGTGAACATCGCGTCTTTTGCGGCGACGCCACCAAACTGGAGTGTTTCGAGCAGGCGCTCGCGGCGCTAAAGCGCAAATGGTCTTCGCCGATCCACCCTATAACGTGCCGATTTCCGGGCATGTTTCAGGACTTGGCCAGATGCAGCACCGCGAATTCGCCATGGCGTCGGGCGAAATGAGCGAGTCAGAATTCACGAGCTTTCTTACCGCCACGTTGGCGCATGCCGCGGCATGCTCCGAGGACGGCGCTATTCATTTCGTCTGCATGGACTGGCGGCATTTGTCCGAAATCATCACCGCCGGCCGCTCCATTTATTCTGAACTCAAGAACTTATGCGTCTGGAACAAAGACAATGGCGGCATGGGCTCGCTCTATCGCTCCAAGCATGAGCTCATCTTTGTCTGGAAGGCCGGCACTGGCACCCACATCAACAACATCGAACTCGGCCGCTTCGGTCGGTACCGGACCAATGTCTGGGACTATCCTGGCATCAACGGCTTCAAATCCGGTCACGGCGATGAGCTTGCGATGCACCCGACCGTAAAGCCGGTCGCCCTGGTCGCCGACGCCATCCGGGATTGCTCTAAACGAAACGGCATCATTCTCGATCCATTCGCGGGCGCGGGCACCACCGTGATCGCCGCCGAAAAGACCGGCCGCCGGGCGGCGGTGATCGAGATTGATCCTCATTACATCGACACGATTATCCGGCGTTGGCAGGCCTTCACCGGCAAAACGGTCATTCATGCCATGGACGGGATGACCTTCGCGGATCGTGAGCGCGCGATCGCAACGCCATAATTACAGGAGGCAAGTTATGACTGATGATGCAGGGCCTGGTTACAGGTCCCCACCCAAGGCAACGCGATTCAAGTCAGGGCAATCAGGCAACCCTCACGGGCGACCGAAAGGGTCTCGCAATCTCAAGACCGATCTCGCGATGCTTTTGAAAAAACGCATCACTGTTCGGGAAAACGGCGAGGTACGCCAGATCAGCCGGCAGGAAGCAATGCTCCTCGGGCTGTACAGCAAGGCCATGGGTGGCGACACCAAGGCGTCGAGCCAGCTCCTAAGCATGCTGATGAAGTTGGGCATTCAAGACGCTGCGCCAACGCACGCCGACGCCGTCACCGACAACGATCGTGCCATCGTCGAAGATTTCTTGCGCCGAAATTCAGCCCCTATCAAAAAAGAGAGTGAATCATGAAGCAGCTTACACCGACAGAACGGGATGCCATCCTTCGTCTCGATTTTCTGGCTTTCGCACAGGCAGCGTTTTTCGAACTCGAACCCGACAAGAAGTTTGAGCGGAACTGGCATCATGAAGCCATTGCCCGGCTCTTGGCAGCGTCGAGAGGTAAGAAAACCCGTAAATTTATCAACGCTCCGCCACGGTCGTTGAAATCCTTCCTAGTATCGGTCGCATGGGTGGCCTTCAGGCTCGGCCATGAGCCGACGCACAAGTTCATATGCGCTAGCTATTCGCATGACCTCGCCAGCCATCTTGCCGCACAATGCCGCAAGCTGATGGAATCAGAGATATATCGAAGGATCTTCAACACTAGGCTTGAAAAGATCACCGACGACGAATTGCGCACTACTAAAGGTGGTTTTCGGATCACCACTTCAGTCGGGGCGACCCTCACCGGCTTGGGTGCCGACACTTTGATTGTCGACGATCCTTTAAATGCAGACGAGACCTATTCGGAAACCGCGCGAAAAAATGTCAACGCCTGGTTCACCGGCACCCTCATGTCACGTCTCAATGACAAAAGAGCCGGTGCCATCTTCGTCAATACCCAGCGCCTGCACCAGGACGACCTCATCGGAAATCTGATCGAAAATGGATGGGATGGTCTCGTGCTACCCGCATTTGCTCCCCGCGATACCGTAATCGAAATCGGAAATTGGAGACATTTCTGGAAAGAGGGAGAGCCGCTGCAGGCCCGCGAGTCTCTTGAGCTTCTCGGGGATCTGAAGCGACAAATAGGAGCGGCGGCGTTCGCGGCACAATATCTTCAGGATCCGGTGCCGGAAGCAGGTAACCTTCTCAAGCTTGAATGGCTGAAATGGTACGAGTCGCCTCCGGTCCGTCAGCCCGGCGATCAAATCGTACAATCCTGGGACACGGCAGTGAAAGTTACGGCCACCAGCGACTATTCGGCTTGCCTCACATTCCTAGTGCGCAATAATAATGAATATTACCTCATCGATGCGTGGCGAAAGAAAGTTGAATTTTATGAACTCTGCGCTGCGGTCAAAAGTTTATCGGATACACACACGCCAAACGCGATCTTGATTGAGGACCAGGCATCCGGCTCTCCGCTTATTTCCGAGTGCTTACGCAATGGAATGACGGGTATTGTCCCCAGGCGTCCAACTACCGATAAAAAGTCACGCATGAATGGCGAAACTGCCAAACTTGAAGCGGGTTCTTTGATTTTACCAAAGGCTGCACCATGGCTTGATGAGTTTCTGGAAGAGTATCGCGCCTTTCCCGGCGGAAGGCACGACGACCAGATGGATGCGCTATCGCAATTCCTCAATTGGCGCACCACGGCAGAAACAGAGGTCAAATTCAACTGCGATTGGGGACCGGATTACGGAAACCCCGGCGGCAGCGGTACGGCAATCTTGGGCGCGCCTTCGCCGGAAGATTTGCTTGGGTACCTAGGGCGATAAACGACCTCGGCCAAACTGACATCGTGCGCGGCCAGCCGGCGGTCTCCTTGCCACAATCGCGGCATACCCCGGCAATTGCAGCAACTCGTGGGTGCTGCCAGTCAAAGCACCGCCATTCAGGCGCTGGCAATGATGCCACGTCGGAGCATGTATTGGCCAATGCTTAACACCTGAGGTGCCAGTCCATGCCCAATACGATCGACCAAAATACGGACATTGAAAAGGAAATCGCCGAACTCGCGCTGAGCCCGATTGAGCAATTACGGCAGCGCTGGCGAACTTTATTTCGGGCCGAACCACCTCCGGCGTTCGGTCCTGACCTGCTTCGCCGCAGCATTGCGCAAAGAGTACAAGAGCAACATTACGGCGGCTTATCTACTACCGCGCAGAAGGGACTCGACCAGATCATTAAGACGATGGCGAGCGCGCCGGGCGGCCGGATTGAATTGCCCAGACGAATTAAGCCCGGCGCGGTCCTAGTTCGTACGTGGAAGGACAAATCGCATCGCGTGACGGTGCTTGATGATTGTTTCGCCTTCGAAGGCAGGACCTATGTCAGCCTCTCGGAAATTGCCCGCGAAATCACCGGCACCCGATGGAGCGGTCCCAAGTTCTTCGGGCTGAGAGCAAAAAGTCCGATGAGCGCTGCGAATTCGGTCTCGCCAGACGGCGAAGTACCAAGGCGGCGGGGCCGCCCTCCCTCATCCTGCTCCAACCTCTTCAACCCCGAGATGGAGGTGAGCCATGGCCTCTAAGACGGCAGTGCCGCTTCGCTGCGCGATCTATACTCGCAAATCGACCGAGCACGGTCTTGAATTAGAATTCAATTCCCTCGATGCGCAACGGGAAGCTTGCGAGGCCTACATCAAATCGCAAGCCCATGAAGGCTGGCAAGCAGTGAGCCAACGATTTGACGATCCCGCTTATTCCGGCGGGTCGTTGGAACGCCCTGCCCTACAGCAGTTGCTGCTGGATATCGATGCGGGTCGCGTCAATGTCATTGTCGTTTACAAGATCGACCGACTGACGAGGTCACTCACCGACTTCGCCAAGCTCGTGGAGATCTTCGACAAGAAAGGGGTCTCATTCGTTGCAGTTACCCAGCAGTTTAACACCACGACCTCAATGGGGCGCCTGACGCTGAACGTCCTTCTATCGTTTGCTCAATTCGAACGGGAACTGTCCTCGGAGCGCGTGCGGGACAAAGTTGCCGCATCCCGCCGCAAGGGCAAATGGACCGGCGGCGGAGTTCCGCTCGGCTACGATGTCATAGACAAGAAGCTTGTCATCAATCCCACCGAGGCCAAGACCGTCCGCTATATCTTCAATCGCTACCTGGACCTGAAATGTCTCCGTCTCCTGAACGAAGATCTCAATGCCGAGGGGATCGTCACCAAGTGTCGCGTCACCGGAAATGCCAATCCGACTGCCGGGCGTCGGTTCACTTACGGTCCACTCGCCTATCTCCTGAAGAACCGGACCTATGTGGGCGAAATTAGCCACAAGAGCGAACGTTTTGCCGGCGAGCACGGCGCCATCATTGACCAAGCCACCTTCGATCAAGTGCAGGACCTCATGAAGGCCAACTCAGTCGCGCGCCGGCAAAAACGATCAAATGACGACGCTTTATTGACTGGATTGCTCTATGACGACCGCGGCAACCGAATGACCCCCAGCTTCTCGACTAAACGTGGGGTGCGATACCGCTTCTATGTCAGCTCCGCCCTCCTCTCAGGTCGTAAAGATGAGGCGGGATCCGTGACACGTGTCACGGCGCCTGACCTCGAAAGCAATGTCGTCTCCGCGTTGCGAGAGCGCTTTGCGCACTCAGCTGATCTAAACGATCAAGTGCTCATCGATGCACAAGTCGAGCGCATCGTTCTAGGTCACACAAACATTCTGATGACCTTAAAAACGCGAAACGCTACCGGAAACCTGATTGAACTTACTCGATCGGGTCCGCCGGCATCGCCGCGCGCACGAATTGAAACCGATAATTGCCAATTGGGTGGTGAGCCAAATATCGGCTTGATTCACGCTCTAGCCCGAGCGCATTTCTGGCTCAAAGGGCTCACTGACGGCACTTATCAATCCGTCGAGGAATTGGCAGACGTTGCCAAGTGGAATCCAAAAGTGATCCGGAAAGCACTGCGGCTCGCGTTCTTGGCTCCAGATATTACCGAGGCGATTATTCTCGGGTCCCAGCCGAAGCCAATCAGCGTGTCAGAGCTACAAAACATCTCAGCACATTCTTGGGATGAGCAGCGACGCTTGTTGGGATTTCCAGTCGCCGCGTAAGGTCCATTATGGAATATTTTCGAACCGAGTGCGTAATCCGAAGACTGAGCGGTACGTCAATGTCCGCTTTCGGGGGTAAAGCGGACATGAGCTATTGCACTGCACATGTCTGCTTATGACCCAAAGCGGACATCGGCGGTCTGCGTCGGGCGTTTGGACTATGAAGTTGGCACTTGAGGGCCGACCCAGGTACCGGGGGGCAATACTGGCAATTCCGTTGTTAAGCCGTTGAGAAGTCCCTGAACCAGCCTGTCAGCCAGCGCACCAGATTTTTCATTCGGGCCGACGAGGCCATCCGCGAGTAGCAGAGTGAGACCATGCACGAGGGACCAGCACGCCAGAACCGCACCGGCGATCTTTCGTTCGTTGCGCGAGGTGT